GGCAGGCAAGGGTGATTTATTTACCTTTAGATATCATAATTCACATTGGGTAGAAGTTGGAAGGAACCTTAACTTAACAAGGGCTTAATATTATGTATGCACTAGTAACAGATGGATCGATAACAAAATACTTAAGTGGTAATAGAGGACTTACTATTGGAAATATTCAATATCCAAGAGATATATTCTCTAAATGGACAGAAGCTCAAAGAAATGCCATAGGTATTTTTGAAGTTATTCAAAACAATGCTAAGAAAAAAGATGAAGAGTATTATAATAATACCAATCAAACTTTTACTTATGACGCAGGTGCGGGAACCGTAACTGCAACTTATGGTGACGCAACGGCTAAAACTCATGTTGATATTTTATACACAGAACAAGACAAAACAGATGGTAAAATACCAAGTGATAAAGATGTAGGCGATGTTGCAATTAAAGGTTTAAAAACAAAAAAAATTAATAAAGTTAAAAAACAAGCTTCAAATATATTAGCAGAAACAGATTGGTACATTATTAGAAAAGCAGATGCAAATACGGCGATACCTTCTGCTATTACAACATATAGAGCAGCGGTACGGACTAAGTGTGCTGATATGGAAACAGCTATTACAAATGCATCAAATACAGCAGCAATTGAAACTTTATACACGTATGTAAATACAGCAGATGAAGGGGATCCTGTTGTATTGGAAAGACCATTAGGAGAATTCCCAGTATTAGGATCTTAATATGGCTTTTCTTATAGGTGGAGCAAATTCAGCAGCAGATACAGCGTTTGATGTAGCCAACTCATGTAGGTTTGGCACTGATACTCTACTGGATAAAGATAATGCTAATTCAAGTCCAACTCATGCTGATAAGTATACAATTTCTTTTTGGTGTAAAAAATGTAATACCTCTGGTGGAGGTTCTGGTGCACCAGCAGAAAACGGATATACTCTTTTTATGTCTAGTGGCTCAGGCACCGCTGGTGATGCTTCTGATCATTATTGTCAAATATATTTTAAAAATGAGGATGATATTCGTTGGCAAGAATATGATGATGGCACTTCAGGACAATTGGAAACAAACCAAGTGTTTCGAGATCCAGCCGCCTGGCACCATTTAGTTTTTAGATTTGATAGTACAGATGGAACTGCAGATGACCGAATGCGTATATATGTCAATGGAGCTCAAGTTACATCCTTTCAAACAAGAACTAATATTGATCAAAATACAGATAGTTGGGTTGGATATGCAAGTGCTGCTCATGTAATTGGAGGAACTAGTGCAAGATTTTTTGATGGTTATTTAGCAGAATTTGTTTTGATAGATGGTCAAAGTTTAGCGCCAACTTCATTCGGTGAATACGATTCCGACAGCCCAAATATTTGGAAGCCGATCGATGTCAGCGGACTTACGTTCGGAACGCATGGTTATTATCTTGATTTCGAAGACAGCAGCGCACTAGGCAACGACGCGAATGGGGGCACGGATTTTTCAGTAACAAATCTAGCCGCATATGATCAGTGCCAAGATTCTCCTACTAATAATTGGGCTGTATTAAATAATCTTGATCATTATTATACTGCAACAAGTTCTACAGGCGCTACATCAACAGAAGGAGCTACAAAATTTATTATAGCAAGTGGTAATAGAGGATTTGCAAGATCAACTTTTGGAGTTACTGCTGGAAAGTGGTATTGGGAATGTAAGCTACACGCTGTAAGCAAAGGTTTTCTTGGAATTTGTAATAATGAGATTCTGGTTGATGATTCTACGCCACAAGTTAATGCAGTATATATTTATGAAGCTACGCCAGATTTTAGGTCTGGTGCTCAAATTCTTACAACAGGAGTAGCATCTATATCAACTAATGATATTATGAATTTTGCTTTAGATATGGATAATAATGCTTTTTATATTGGTGTTAATAACACTTATATGAATAGTGGTGATCCAGAATCTGGTTCAAGTAGAACCGGTGCAATATCAGAATTATTTACAACTGGTCGTGCAATTATAAGTGACAGTGGAGAAGTATTTGCTAATCTATTAAATACATCAACAACAGGTGGAATAAATACTTCAATGAATTTTGGCTGTCCAGCTTATGCTAATTCTTCAGATGCGGCAGATGCAAATGGATATGGGGCGTTTGAATTTGCTCCCCCGTCGGGATATCTGGCATTATGCACGAAGAATTTAGGAAGTGACGGAGGTTAAATGGCAGCTTATACAGCAATAGACGATCCAGAAGCATATTTTCAGGCTAAGACTTATACTGGAAACGCTAGTACACAATCTCTAACTTTAGATGGTGATACTGATCTACAACCTGATTTACTTTGGATTAAATGTAGAAGTTCAATTGAATTTCCGACATGGGTAGATTCGGTAAGAGGAGATTCTGCTGAGAACACTGGTTATTATTATTTTCAAACACACGCAACTGATGCAGAACAAGCTCACGCAGGAAATACACTTGTTGATGCAATAACAAGTGATGGTTTTAACATTGGAAACAACGACCAAGTTAATTTAAGTAGTGGAACTTTTGTAGCTTGGGCATGGAAAGAATCTGCAACTGCTGGACTTGATATAATTACTTGGGCTGGAAACGAAACTCAAAAAGATATAAGTCATAATCTTTCAGCAATTCCACATTGGATCATAGTAAAAGTTAGAGGTACAGCTAAACAATGGACTTGTTATCATCACAAAATGACAGCCGATCCTGATAATGCTGGAATATTTTTACAATCAACTGCTGCACCAACTACAGGTACTGCTGGATATTTTGGAAATACTGCACCAACATCTTCTGTATTTACAGTAGGAACTAGCACAAATGTTAATCAAGATGGTGATAATGTTATGGGTTATTGTTGGACAAATGTTCAAGGCTTTTCGAAATTTGGTGCCTACTCAGGAAACGGAGATGCAGATGGCCCCTTTATTTATTTGGGATTTAAACCAGCATTTTTCATGCTAAAAAACACAACAAATGCAAGTTCTGAATGGAGAATTTACGACAACAAAAGAGATACATTTAACGAAGTAGATAATAACTTACAACCTCATGTATCAGATGTTGAAGCAAGTTCTGGAGATATGGATTTTTGTAGTAATGGAGTAAAAATTCGTAGCACCGATGGAAATGTAAATCAAGATGGATATACTATGATCTACATGGCTTGGGCAGAATCACCATTCGTAAATTCAGAAGGAGTACCTACTACCGCGAGATAATTATGCTACAAAAAATTAGAATACAACCAGGATTTAATAAACAGGTCACAGCAACCGGAGGTGAAGGCCAATGGATTGGTGGTGACTATGTTCGTTTTAGATATGCTACACCTGAAAAAATAGGAGGTTGGGCTCAGTTAGGAGACAGTACTCTTACAGGAAGAAACACAGCACTACATCATTTCGTTAATGCCAGCGGTATTAAGTACGCAGCCATTGGTACAAACAGATTTTTATATGTATATTCAGGAGGAGCATTTTATGACATTACTCCTATCAAAGCTACAACAACATTAACAAACGCCTTTACCACAACGAATGGTGACGCAACGGTTACAATCACTTTTGCATCGGATCACAACATTACAAAATATGACATTGTTCGTTTAGATAGTTTTACTGCCATTACGGATTCTAATTTTAGTTCTGGTGATTTTGATAATAATAATTTCATGGTTGCAACCGTTCCAACTGCTACAACGATTACCATTGAAATGGGATCAAATGAATCAGGATCAGGAGCCAGTACTTCTGGTGGAATAAGAGTTCAACATTTTTATTCAATAGGACCTGCAGTTGAAGAATCAGCTGCTGGTTGGGGACTAGGTTTATGGGGTGGTACTGTTGCTGGAGAAATTACAGACACACTAGATGGAGCATTAACTTCAGGATCCTCTAGTATCGTTTTAGATAATTCTGCATCAATGCCTTCATCAGGAACCGTTTTAATAGATAGTGAAAGAATTGCTTATACAACGAATACTACTGGAACAGGAACGTTATCAGGATTAACAAGAGGATCAGATAATACCACAGCTGCATCACACTCTGATGGAGCAACAGTTACCGATGCATCCGACTACACCAAGTGGGGTGCATCGCAAACTGGAGATATTGTAACGGCTCCTGGTCTATGGTCCCTGGACAATTTTGGAAATAAATTGATTGCAACTATCTTTGATGGTGCAACTTTTGAATGGGATTCAGATGCAAGTAGTGCAACATCTACTCGAGCAACCATCGTTGCTAATTGTCCTACTGCATCGATACAGACACTAGTATCTACACCCGATAGACACTTAGTTGCTTTTGGAACAGAAACTACCATTGGAACAACATCCACACAGGACGATATGTATATACGTTGGTCGGATCAGGAATCAATTAATGCATCAACTTCTTGGGCGCCTTCAGCAACCAATACCGCTGGTACACAAAGACTGGCTGACGGAACACGGATCGTTGCAGCGATTAGAGGTCGGGATGCAATTTACATTTGGACCGATACATCTTTATTCATTATGAGATTTGTGGGTGCGCCTTTCGTATTTTCATTTCAACAAGTTGGAACGAACTGTGGATTGATTGGAAAGAATGCAGCCGTTGAAGTGGATGGTTCTGCATACTGGATGTCGGAGAATGGTTTCTTCAGATATACTGGTAAACTAGAATCATTAGCGTGTTTAGTTGAAGACTATGTTTATGATGATATTAACACAGTTCCTAGACAACATATTTATGCAGGATTGAACAATCTATTTGGTGAAGTCACATGGTTCTATCCTGGAAGTGGTGCTGCATCTAATAATAGATCAGTCACTTATAATTATATGGATTCCACACCTGAGCGACCGGTATGGACGACAAGTTCTTTAGCAAGATCAACATGGTCTGATTCACATATATTTGGAAAACCGCATGCAACAGAATATGACTCTGATGCAACCAGTGATACCACAGTTGGTAACACGGACGGTGTGACTATTTACTATGAACATGAAACAGGAGTAAATCAAATTAAAGCAGGAGCGGCTACTGCTATTTCTGCAAGCATTGAATCTGGTGATTTTGATATTTCAGCAACACAGGGTGGTGGAGCAGATCTCAGAGGAGATGGTGAACACATGATGAAAATTAGAAGAGTGCTTCCAGACTTTTTACAACAAACGGGTGATGCAAGAGTGACATTAAACTTAAAAAATTATCCAACAGATTCACAGGCAAGTTCTTCATTAGGTCCTTTTACTACAACTACAACTACAGATAAAATAGATACAAGAGCACGTGCGCGTGCTATATCATTGAAGGTTGACAATACAAGTACAGGACAACACTGGAAGCTTGGAACTTTTAGATTAGATATACAACCGGATGGGAGAAGGTAATGCCATACGGATACGGATCAGCGAATAGAGGAAGTAGATCTTCAGGACCAGCAGGTGGAGCATCAGCTGGTGGAAATTATGGTGGTAATCGTAATCCTCAACAAAGATCAACACCAGCACCAACGTATCGAAACGTACATCAAACTGGAGCAGTCACCCAAACACCAGGAAGAACATCAACAGTTACAACTGCAAGTGGACCACCAGGTATATTAAATCCACCAACACCACCAACAACAGTTACAACTGCAGCAGGACCACCAGGTAT